GTTGTTGAACCTGAAGTTGAGATTGCAGTAATCTTGGCACCTGAAGCGATACCAGTTCCTGAAACCTTGTCGCCTACTTCTGCACGAGTTGCGATGACTGCAGATGAAGCAACACCGAAGGTGAAGCCTGCTGATGTACCAGCAACAGTTACTGCTGTGGTAGCAAGAGCGGTCTGGTCAGCACCTGACTTAGCAGAGTACATGCGTGGGTTTTCAATATAGAAAGCACCTTCGTAAGTTCCGATGGAACCAGCAAACAAGTTGCCGAGTGATGCATCGGTGTGTAGGTGCGATTCACGCCAGCCAACCGAGCCTGTTTCGGCACGGAGGTCGTGTGATACTTCTGGGTGAATACCGACCCAGTAAAGGCTTCCAGCGCGTGGAACTGCCTTGTTGGAGCGGAGTTTAGCAACAGCCTTGCGGAGGTCAGCAGAATCAATTGTGTCTGATGCTGTGATTGTTGCGGTTGATGTGCGTGTTCCACCGTAGATAACATTGGTTCCTGCGACAAGGACATTTTGTGCCACTGTGTCTAGTGAGTCAGCCATGTTGTACGCGATGATGTCTGCAACAGCAGGGTCAACATCTGATAGTGAGAACAACTGTAGTTTACGGGTAACAAGTGATGCATTTCCGTACTCATTGAGAGTTACAGATACGGTATCAACATTGTTCAAAGCAACTGCATCTACATCTGTTGTTTCAGAGAGAGTGGAAGTTGCTGCTGCCAAGTCGTTGTAAAGTGAGAATACAACGGAGTTGCCTGGCATAGCCTGTTGTACAGGCTTCTTATCCGCAACAGCACGAATCATCGGCTGAGCGCGGAGGGCAAATTCAACATAACGGTCATACGCTGTCTTGACTAGACCAGCGAGCGCCGAGGTGTCTGTATATGCCATGTAGGTTCACCTCCTGGTGATTGGTTGATGTGTGAGTTATTTATTGCAATCCAAGGAGTGCATCTAGGTCCTCACGAGTTTTGGCTCCTGCAATCTTTGCAAACGCATCTTCGTCAACATCTGGCGCAGTGCCAGTTGCAACGAGATTATTGATTCTTGCTTGTGCCATAACTTCTGGACTCTTTTGTGCAGGCTTTTCTTCAGATGGAGTTTGGATTCCAAATACATCGCCGTATTCATTCACCCAAGTAGTGATTGCCTCCTCAGAGGAATCAATATCTTGTGGGATAAATGCAGCAATCTTTGGGTTTAATCCCTTAGCCTGTAGCACATCCTTGACAGTACGCTGACGGGTCTGAGTTTTCAGACCGCTCAACTCCTGTTCTAGTTCTTTCGCACGCTTTTCTAGCGCACGGTTTACTTTGCGGAGTTGTCCGACAACATCAGTAGTTGTGTCGTCATCTTCGTCATCGTATTCGTAATTGGTAGCCATCTACCTATCTCCCTTTTGTTAGTTGTATTCGCAATCCACAAGGCAGTTCGGGGAAACTACTTTGGCTATTGCTTCCAGACTTATACGCCCCCCTGGGCTGGTCGGTCAGGGTGGGGATTCTTATATTGTGGTTGTACTTCTTAAGGTTGAGCCTGTTACGCCACCACGAGCACTAAAGCGGGCTGCTTCACGCTGAGCGCGTTGCTGTGATGCAAGCAATGCTTCTGGACTGCCTTCAATAACAGCCTGCAACGCTTCTTGTTCATTGTATGTAACGCCTTCAAGTTGAGCAAGGCGTTGTTGTGTACGGCGTAATTGACCTGCACTGCCAAGTGCCTTGGCAAGTTCAGCCTCTGAAAGTTTTGCATAGGATTCTGTACCAGCAATGTTTTCTGCTTGTTGTGCTGTGATGCCACCGAGAGTAAATCCAGCAGCACGACCAATTCCTACAAATTGTGCAGCCTTAGCCTGCTTCTGAATCAATGGTAATGCACGCTCTGCATCAAGAACAAAGGCTGTTAAATCGCCTTCTCCTACGCCATAAAAATCTATTAGTTGTTGTTTAACCGCAGGGTTTAAACTACGAGCCAAATCTTGACCTACTTGTAGACGGTCTTGGAATTCCTTTGGAGATACTTCTTTTCCAATCAAATCACCAAAGTCATCTGGCGTGTCGTAGAAACCTTTAGGAATATCAAAGAAACGAGCAGTTTGAACCATAGCATTTTCGTTTTTCATATACTCTGATTCAGTAATAGTACGACCTGCCTTACGCAACGCAGCCATACCAGGAAAACGCCTTTGATATTCTGGTTGGTCGTAAAGTTCAAGCATGACTTGTTCTTCTGAAACATCAGCCATAATACGGCGGTCAATGAATCCAGCAAGTCCTTCAAGACCATAACCTGCCAACATTGTGGTTAGTTTGTCTTTAGCCTTTACCTTAAGAGCCAACTTAGCAGCATCTGCTTCAGCCTTTTGTTGAGCAGCAAGTGCATCAAACTTAGCCTGTTGTGTAGCCAATGCTTTTGTAATAGCAGCATCTACATCTGCTTGAGTTAAACCTTTAGTACTACTTGCTCCGTCAGTACTGCCTGAACCATCAGTTGCTGCATTACTGGCATTAGGCTTGCTAGACACAAAAGAAATATAATTACCGCTTGCATCTGTTGTAAATCTAGCACCAAATGTTTGGTAACTACCAGGACCAGTAGCAACTTGTAATTGCTGGCTTCCATCAGAATTTGTAACAATTCTATAGCCAAGATAACCAGCAGAGGAACCAAATAGTTTTTCTAGTCCAGCAGGAAATGACCCTGCGGTAAAACCAGCAGGAAGATTACCAGTAGCAATGTTATTACCATCTGTGCTTGGTGGGTTTGATGTTGTCTTTAAAGTATTAGCACCAACTGCACTATTGAAGGTAGCCTGAGTAGCGCCACCTTGAGAGCGTGTTTCAGCACTTGAAGCCTGCGGAGAATCTATTGGAGTTTGATATAACTTCCAACGACCACTTGAAGCCCCACCAATCCAACCGTAATACTTAACCATGTTAGGGTCATCTTGTTCAGCCTCTGGGCGAACTGTTGGGTTGCGCATTGGGTCTGCTTCAGCACGAGCCTTGGCTGCATCTGCTAAACGCTTTTCACGCTCTGCTTTTAATTGGGCTAAGCGTTCTTCTCTGTCAACTGCCATTAGATTGCCACCAATCCAAATTTGTTTAACATGCTGATTCCATAACCCTCATACAAGCGTGTGGCATTTTCTGTATATTGCCAACGGTCATCTTGCTTGATTAACTTTTCTGCATCCCATGCTGGTCGCATCATAATCTTGCCTGTTTTTTCATCAGCCATTGTAAATATCTTGCCGTCTTTCCACAATGGGTCGTTCCAATCAAGAGTATCTTCATCAACCTCAAGTAAGTCAGCCCATTTCTTACGATGCAAGGAAGTTACATCCCATAAAGTACGACCTGCTGCAAAGTCATCTGAGAACATTGGATAAAGTAAAGCCTGCTTATCTGCAATCTCTTTCTTGATTTGGTCAGGTGTAGCCTTAACGCGTAATCCGTCAGTGGTTACTTCACCAATTAAACGGCGTTGATAATCGGTTGCAGTCTGTTGGCTAATGGGTACACCCATGAGGTTTGCATAAGATGTAATATCTTGAATGGTGTCAACATAGGCACCACCGCCAGCCTTGCTAAAAATATCTTTGTTAGAAACAATAGAGTTCTCAATGTAGTCTTTTTCCCAACCATTGAGGAATGATGTTTCTGCTAAACCTGATAGATAAGTTGCAATTACTGGGTCTTTTAGGTCAAGACCAAGGGCTGATGCAATACCAGATATGGTGATTTTATATTCACTGATATTCTGGTTGTACCATTTCTCGCCATACTTAAACTTGCCAGCAATGTTGGCTGCAACTGTAGGACCATTCTTGAGATACCAGTCGCTGCTGGTAATCATGTCAACAATTACGCCTTCGGCGTATAAGAACTTACCTGTTTTAGGGTCGCGTACAGCATCATAGATAGCACGAAGTTGGTCAACATTTTTAAGTAAATTTACAATCCAACTTGTCATTGTTGGTATTAGTGTGCTGTCATCATCTTGCTTAAATGGGTCACTGCCACCATCGTCTACAAGAGGTCCACCTTCACCAATTCTTGCCATATTAACCCCTTAGTCCTAATGCCTTTTCAAGGGCTGAACCAAATACATTTGCTGTCTGGAATTCCTTGTAGAGCGGGTCTTGCATTGCACGCTTTTCAGCCTCTGCAGCAGCCTCTGCCTCACCATAGCCTGGAGTTGTAACAGTCACCTTCTTGCCTTTGACTGTCTTAACCTCAGTTTTTGTAGGAGAAGCAAGTTGTTTTTCACGGACAAACTTAGCAAAGTCATCTGCTTCTGCATCATCAACGATGCGACCTGCTCGTTGTTCTAAATACTGTTTATACAGTTCTCTAGCGTTCTGACTCTTAATAAGTTGAGTACTGTATGAAGGACCCTTATCTGCTCCACCGCCCCATAAACCACGCTGAATATCAAGTAGTTGGTATGGAGTTAATTTTTGTCCTTGGCGATTAGCCTCTAGTGAAAGTTTACCCCATGTTTCCCATTGACTTTTAAGTTCTTGGAAACCAGCAGATGCGCTAACTACGCCTGCTGCTACTAACTTAGACTTCCACTCAGCCAAAGCCTTTGGATTAGCCATAGGAAATTGTTTGTTCCATTGGGTTAGTGAAATAATATCTGATTTAACCTCAACAGGGCGACCACCTGCAAATGAAGGAGGTGCGCTAGATACAATCTGTGGTTTACCAGTATAAACACCAGCACCGCCAACTACTGTATCTTGTGAACCCATGATTGCACCAATGTTGAAGTTAGGATTCTTCATTAGTTGCTGACCAGCAGCAGTATTGAGAAGGGCGTTTACATCGCCACCTGCTGCCTCATATTGAGCCATGCCCATCATTAAATCTGTATTAGCCTGGTCTGCAATAGCCTGCTGTTGTGCAGCAGCATCGGCTCCATCATCGCCACCAAATGCACCAACTACAGCACCAGCAATACCTAATAATCCAGCACGCTTTGCAGTTTTCTTAACATCTACTTTGCCATCTGGTTTTCTAGGGATGACAGTTTTAGCAAGTCCAGAAACAGCCTTGCCTCCAGCCTTAGCGCCAGCAACGGCAGAAGCAGCCTTAGCAGCAATCTTGCCAGGGCTAACTACTTCACCACTTAGTTTTGTCATAGCAGCAGTAGGAAGCATGCCCTTCTTGGGAAACTCTTTAAAAGCATCAGGATTCTTTACGAAATAATCAACTGCCTTTTTTAGGTTTTCATCTGGAAGGTCGGGATACTTTGCCCGCACTTGCCGTGCTATTTCTGCTCTAGTTGCCATAGTCCTATCCAAGTGTTACTGGGTCGTTTTGTAAGAATCGGTTATAGAAATCGCCAAACTCTGGAGAACCTTTACGAAGTTGTGCGATTGTTGAATTCCATAGCGCATCTAAGTCAGCATTATCTTCTGCTGTTAGCGTTGAAGCCATACCGTATGCCTTGCGGTTAGCAAGTTCGCGGGCTATTTGAGTACGCATATTGAGATATACAGCGATGGATTGAACTACTGGTCTGCGACCATTTTCTGCCATCCACTTAGGGTCTGACAACATGGTACGCATAGATTCCATGCGGTAAATCCACTTGCCTCTATCTACGCTGTAGTAGTCAGCAGCCCAATCTTGATTACGGCGGGTTAAGTCTGCAACCATCATTTGCTTGAGGGTTTGAAGTTCCTCAGCACCACTTTCGTTGTAAGACTCATAACCTTGAGCCTCTAGTTGGTAATCAAGTAAATCCATGTTCTTACGGAACTCAATCCAACCAACCTTTATATTGGCATCTTTCTTGAGTTCTGCAGGGTTACGGCGGGCGCGATAGTTCTCTGTTGAGCCAGGAACTGGAGCATTGCCATACTGCCATGCATATACAGCCTCTGAGAAGTCATACTTTCCATCTGGGTCATTGACTAAGAAGCCAATCATCTCAGGTGTTGTCTGACCAATCTTACCAATCAAGCCTTTGTACTTCTGGATATTTTGGAAAGCAGCCTGTGATGCTTGCGCACCTGTTGGGTTATATGAGGCGCTAACCAAAGCAGGACCCATTTCTGGGTACATCTGCAAGAACAACACCTCTGCATCTTGTCCATATACCTGTTGTAATCTACGGAATTGCTGTGTGTAGAAACTCAATGGTGAGTCATACTGTGCAGCAAATGGCATTACAAGGTTTGACAAGATACGAACTTTGTAGAAGTTGCTAGTTAAATCTGCAACCTCTTTAAGTTCAGGCATTGTGTCGCGCTCGCCAAGGTTGTAACGAATCAACTCATAGCGGTAAACTGTGTTAAATGTACGGCTCCATAGTTCATCCTGTCCAGCAAGAGAAGCCAACTTCTGTGCTGCTGGTGGGAACAACTGGCGTAGTGAACCTTCTTGTGGTCCAAATGGAAGCACTGGCAAAACGCTAGAGGTAACAATATCCTCAAGGTCTGGTTTTAACTTAACAATCTCATTGACTGGTAGCGTTACAAGTGGACCAAAACCTGCTATAACTTCACCTTGCATGATGACATCCATGCTTCGGATTGGAATAGAAACCTGTGTTCCTGTGGAACGGATAGCCTCTGCCATGCCCTTGCCCCATACTGGAATCTTGCTAATGCCCTCAATAACACCTTCAGACATTGGCACAACAATCTTGTTCTCATAGGAGAACTCAGTTGTTGGGTTTCCATCTTGGTCAACCACATTTGGCTGATTGCGTAGCGAGGACACAATTTGTCCAGCACGAGCAATAACTGCAGGGTTTTCCTTGGCAAGACCTGACCAACGGCGGATGGTGTTCTCCCATGCGTTAAAGAATGGCATGATGAAGCGCATCTTCTCGCCTGCGTAGGACTTGCGGATAATTGTAAAGAGTGTCTTGTTTACTTCTTTGCGTGTTGCCTCAATAGCATCACGGCGAAGCCCGTTAATTTCATCAACAGTTAGTTCTAACTTGTTATCGTTTAAACGCATACGCTTTGTAGCCAATGCGATGTCCATACGCTGTGTCATATCTGAGCGGTAGATTTGACGAGCCAATGGGTGGCGAGCAAGCGTTGTTTCAGGCAGTGAACCTAAGAAGTAGAACGCTCTGTCAACAACCTTTGCTAAGCCTTCTTGCCAGTTACGAGCCTGTGGGCTAGTAGGCACAATGCGACCAATAATGTCTGGCATCTCTGTAGCCTCAGCAAAATGCTCACGCAACCAAGACTCAGTAATTTCTCCATTACGGAAGGCTTCCTGCACTTGTCTATCTGGTAGGTAGCGATTGTAGGCGCTATACAAGTCACCAACAAAATCTTCTGCATCAATGGATACATCTAGGCGTTCTGAAGCAACCTTGATTCCTGGCACATCAATGTTAAATCTGCGGGCATACTCAACATTATCTGGGTTGCGTAGCCATGCCACGATTTCTTCGGGGCGTGCATTGTTAAGCATTTGCTCAATGATTGGGTCAATACGACCATCTGGGCTACGGAAGAAACTGTTAAGTGAATTTGCGTAACCTGCATAGTAGTCAGGCATTGCAGGTGTAAGAGTTTCCTCAACAAAGTTGCCATGCTCAGCAGCAAATAGTTGTGCAGGATGGTCAACAAATCGGCGGTAAGTTTCTGCGCTGTTTGTGCGGTCAAGTAGGATGCTTCCTAATTCACCAGCAAAAGCATCATCTACTTCTACCTTGGTGCCATCATACAAAGTAAGAATTCTGCGACCTGTGCCTTGAATAGCCTTTGGTGCGCCTAAGCGTTCTTCTTCAACAATTCTTCCGTTTAAACGCTGTAGTAGTGCTTTTAATTCTTTTTGGCGTGTAGCCTGTCCGTCAGCAATTTCACGGACAATAGTTGCTAAGCCTTCGGTTGGGTATTTGCCTCTGCCGATGGATTCGGAGATTTCATTAACGCGCTGTCTAAAATTCTCTGGGCGAGTAACTCTGCGAACGCTCTGCGTTCTTGTGAGTTCATCTGGTTTAACGGCTTTTGTGCCTTTACCCAATGCAAATGCTGCGCTTGCTCCGACATCTCCTGTGCCTTTCGTGTCAATGTACTCAAGGTTTCCTATATCAAAGACACCCTGCTGGTTTCTGTCCTTGCCAATCTTAATGGCTTTCCCACGATTTTCAATTACATTTACGGGGTCGGACTTAATATGAGGAACGCCATCAATATCGTCAATCCAAGTACCAAAATACTGTGCATCGCCAAACTTATCAAAATTAGCCTCAATATGGGCAGCAACAGAATCAACCCAAGCCTGTGGGTTATTCCTTGCATCTTCCAACGAAAACGCATGGGTTGCGCCACGGATAGATACTGCCACGCCTTTTGTAGGTACATCGCCTGATACATTATCAGAGAACTTAAATGTTCCGCCACCTTGAGCCATGGTGCGCTCAATAATCTGTAGGATACGAGCATCCTCAGACAGCAACTGCTGTTGCTTCTTGATTGCTTCTAGGCGCTTGCGAGCCAGAGCCTCTGTTGGTTTACGACCAAAGGCTTCTACCATCTCAGGGTCAACAAGTACTGTGGAGTAACCGTTAGCCTTGTTATCAGGCAAGGTTAGTTTGCCAACACCATTGGCACGCATCCATTCAAGTAGTTGCTGTTCTTTGCCTTCCCAAGCAGCACGATTCTTCCACTGGTTTGCTCCACCAGTGATACCAAGAATCTTCTGTAGTTCAGGGTAATCCTCAAGTCCAAGACGGGCTTGGTTACCACGGAAGGTAACAAGATTTACTGAGCGACCATAAACCTTTTGGCTAAGGGTGATGCCCTCGTTGCCAGGTTTGCGAATTCTAAATTCACCATTAAGTAACATTTTTTGTGTTACGGTGTTTGGGTCAATAGTTGTCCAACGACCAGTTGATGGGTTAAGAACCTCAACACTATTACCGTTGTTAACGCTGTTGATAAATCCGTCACGCATATCAGCAGCAATAGTTTCCATTGCTTTGCTTGGCTTGCGTGCTGGCTGCTTGATTAGTTCGCCAGTTTCTCTTGAGCGTAGATTCTTTGGCATTGGATAAGCCCGACCAGAAATACGCTTGTAAATTTCTGAGGCGTTAATGCGAGGCATACTTGCTGTGGCATAACGCTCTGCAATATCTTGACTTGTTGACATTGCTAAGGGGCGAGTTGTGTCTAAGTCATTGATAACTCTTGATGTTCCATGGAATAACCACTCACCAGTTGCATATTGGAAAACATCGGCAACTTCCATGTATTGCTCATCGGTTAGTCTGCCTGAACGATAAGCACGCTCAAAGGCTGCTAGGTGTGCATAAACATCATCTAGCAAGCGCTCGCCTGCAAAAATCTCTGTCTGTAAAGTAGACCATTGCTTGCGCAACTTAACAGAATCCTCACGCAACCCTTGTGCTACAAGTCTGCGGTCTGTTAGGCGCTCAACATCACGGACACGGTTTGTGTACCAAGACTTAAATCCTTCACGGTTTAAGTCACCCAATGCCATAAGTCCATAACCTTTACCAAGGATAGACATACCTGCTTCTGTAAGGTTACGAACTGTATAACCAAGGCGAAGTAGAACAGATGCTTTCCACATGTCATTTAGTACACCAGTTGTGTACTTCCATGAATCTGGGTCAAGAACTTCTGTTTGGCGATTGAGAGTATTGATGAAACCTTTGTTCTTCTCAATAACTCTAAAGTAATTCTGTAGGTCAACCATTGGTAGTGCGTTAGCACCTTGGCGCTCTAGGTAAGGAATCTTCAAGATGACATCATCATCAGTCATCAAGAACTTACGGTCCTTAATCATCTGTCGTGCAGTTTCACGGCGAGCCTTGTACTGGCTCCAAATTACCTGTGCTGCCTCATCGGTTAGTCCAGCCTTCTTATTTAGTGCAGAAATAGCCAAGTCCTCAAAAGACTCTACAACTCTTGCACGAAGTTCTGGTACTCCACCTGCTCGGATGTAATCCTGTAGGTGGCGGTCAATAATTGGCTGTGCTTCTTCCTTGCCAACTAGACGGCGTAATAGTTCACCGAAAGCAGTTAACTCGTTAAATGAGTCACTATCGTTTAAATTCAAATAACCTGCTGGAGTTTCAGCAAATGCATCGCCAATTTTGCGCATACCGAAGTTGTATACGGCAATGATTGGGTGATACTTAGTTGGTTGAAAAACACCAACCGTTGGGAAATCTGTTGGTTTGTCTACTCCACGAATACGACCAGCACGGCGTTCAGCGCGGTTCATAGCCAACTTTTCAAATACTGGCTTACCAAATGTACGCTTAGTTAAATCAGCCTGACGGTCATTGAAAGTGTTGAGCATACGGAAGTATGGGTCTTTCTCAACAGTCTTAACTAAGTCACTTGCTGCATCTAACTTATTGACATCATCAGTAATGCCGTTAGTTGGAAGATTGTTTAGAATCTTCTCATCGGCTTGGCTTACGCCTTTGAGTTTGTCAAAAACAAAACTTAAATCTCTGCGCTTTTGTACAAGACGAGCCATGGCTTCTGTATCGCGTAGCGCTGTAGCCATGAGTGTATCTGCTACATCATCTACCGTACTTGCCTCACCCAAGAGATACGATAATGTATCTGCATCGTTTGATGCTTCAATCATTGGGTGATTACGGATTGCAACTCTATCCGACTTAGCCATCCAAGAAAGGGTGTTGTAGATTTCTCCACTTTCTTCACGACCCTCGTTAATCATCTTAGATAGAGTCTGTGGCGAAATAATTGTCGTGTTGCGGATACCACGAGGTAAAACAAAATCACGGGCAAGACTTGCTGCATTTGCATCTTTTGCACCGAGTGGGCGCATAACAGTTGCTTTGCGAGCAAGACCTGCTGCCTTACCAATCTTACCTAGCGGGTCTGTTACTGTTGTAAAAAATGTATCGTAAGCACCGCTTACTGTGCGGGCTGACCAGTCAGTTTGAAACACCTTGCGGTCATTAGGATTAAAAATATCAAAGTCTGCGCTGAACTCTGCTTCACCAAGTGTGCCAGGTATGCGTGACTGTAGGTAGGTAAGTGCCTGACCTGGAGAAATCTGGTCACGGTTTTCCCACGATTTCTTAATATCACCTGTGGCTAAGGTTGTTAGCGCTGCAGATAATGGTTCACGAAGGTAACGACCACCAACATTGTATGAAACCATTGCTGTTGGTAGTAAAACTTTTTCAAATGCTGCACCTGCAGTCTTGCGAATTGGGTAAGAAGCACCTAGTACCGTTGAACGAAAGGTGTCACCAGCGATATTAAACGCATCTGACACCCAGTTCTTGTCGTTAGACGACACAGTTGCGATGTCAAATAACAAAGTTGGTAAGCCAATCTCGTTGGCAAATCCATTACCTTGCAGTTTTTTCGCTGCATTACCCAGTATTTCGCTAAAACTCATAGTACGCTTTTTAAGTACCTTACATAGTTACGAAACGAATTAGATGTTTCTGGCAATTCTGCCAATATGGACAAATAAGGTAGTGCTGCACGCATACGGTTTGCATCTTCACCGTTAGCCATTTGGTCTGATGCGTACATTGTTTCTTGACCAAATGCTCCACCTGTGCGAACATCCTCATTAGGGCGCTGTGTGGGCGCATTGAGTGGCACTAAAGGTGTTGCCGAGTCGCCACGAAATGGGCGTTGGCTAGATGGTGATGGTACGCGAGAGAAAGCAGGGTTGCTTCCTTCTAACTTTGCAGCAGTCTGCAAGTCATAGAAGTCCTGTGCATTGTCTATACCTGCTGCAAATCGTGCAGGTTGACCATTAGTACCTGCACCGCCAGTAGCAGACACTTGAAAGTTCTGCTCTTTTGCTTTTGCCATTTTCCCTCCCACTTAAGTTCGGATTTAAATTTAGTTGAGCAGTTTTTAGACTTGCTCAGGTCGTTTAATTACTTGTTGCGTGAACCGCGAGTTCCTGTTGGGTTCTTGCTGAAATATGTCTTGCCACCCTTTGAGGAAGCCTTTTTAGCCATAAGTGGCTTCATTGTGTTTGGCTTTCCTGCTGAACCTTGGTTTGCTGGCTTCTTGCCTGCTTTAATCTTCTTCATCCCTGTCACCTCCCTTACGCTACTGGTAGTCGTCTGACGAGGGAAGCCTGAAGATTAGGTTCACCTCTTTGGGTTAAACTTGCTAAAAGTGACTGAACATCTGGTCTACCGCCTGGAGCAATTTGTCCAGGAGCAACACCAAGCATCCGACCAGTGGCACTAAGACCCTGTGGAAGTTGCCCCTCACCTGGAGGGACCGCACCTGGCTGCCCAAGCATGTCGGGACTTACGATTCCTTCAGGGGTCATCGCACCAGGTGGGGGATTCTCTGGCTGAAACGCCTCTGATACTGCCTGTTCAATAGGCGTACCTTTCTGGCGTTCATTTATGACAGTAGATAACTTGTACAAAATATCTGACGGATTTTGTCCCTGAGAAGCAAGTGCAGGAATTGCTTGTGCATAGGAAGCAATTGCTTGCTTCATTGCATCGCGCAAATCTTCGGTGTCAACCTTTTCTTCTTCTTGTGTTGCATTGAAAGAGAAAGGCATCTGACGGCGTAGGAAGTCACGGGAAATCAATTTATCTCCACGAGCCTGTAGACCAAACACTAATGCACGGTTAGGGTCAAGTCCTGCCATCAAACCATACTGAACATCAACGGTGTAGTCACCGTCAATGTCGCGTGATGGCTTGTATTTGATTGCGTATGGAACTCCATTGCGTGTACCGCGTAGAGTTTTCTCCATATCGCCAAAAACTTTTTCATCAACTTTGAGCGCAAGCCCAATAAGTTCAACAAAAGCACGAGCAAACATTGCATGTGCAGTTTTGATTTGTGTGTCAAATCCACCCATGAGTGCTTGTACGCCACGACCTGTGACGATGGAGGCATCAATGTTTCCTGTGCGGGATTCTGGGTAACGACTTCCTAGACGGAGTTCTCCTTCAAGAACCTGCTGTTGTGCGAAAGCACCTGCTGGTATCTCAATAGGCAATCTGCGAACATCTGAAGGTCGGTCAGTTCTAATAACAGCATCTGGTCCAAAGGCTAACTCATTTACATCTTGAGGGGCTACGAGTGGTGCTTGAACTGCTTTAGTCGCTGCTTCAAGAGATAGAAGCGCATAGCGAGCCTTAGCAACCTGAATTGCAAGAACATCGTCAAATTGACCTCGCGTTTCGCCATCCAAGGATGGTCGCTTAACAACGCGAATAAGACACTCGCCAATCGGATTAGGCGTTCTATCAATAACGATATTGTTTCTTGAAGGGACAAAAAGAATATCTTGGTCTTTGTCATGATAGCGAACAATCTCCAACATTGAATCTGTAGAATCTTTGTCATACAGTAAATGTGCATACTCTGGGTATGCGCTCATCAGTTCAGCCAAAGGCTTCTTGATGCGCTGATACATGCCGTGTACTTTTCCAAATCTGTCAATGATTGGGTAGCATCCATAGGAATCCATAAATCGGATGCGTGGCATGTTGTTCTCTAAATCAACTTCAACCTGAGCAGGTACGAATCCGTAGGATACATAACGGTCAGAGGCTGGAAACATCTGTGTTTGTAAGTCTGAAAAGTCAATAATGCCGTTAACGATTTCTTCTCGTTTGTCAGCCTTCTTGCGTTCTTTGTCAGACACCATAGATGGGGAATTACAGTTAAATGCGGGTAGTGGCGCTATAACTTCAGACAAGTCACGAGCAGAAATATCTACCATGTTTGCAACGATAGGATTCTCAAATGGTCCGTCTGGGAACAAATCTGGGAAAACATCGCGCATGCGACCCTTACGAACAAGAAGTACTTGTTCCATGCGGGTGTCACGGTCAGAGTACAACTGGCGATAACGCTCGTAGTTGTCTTTGATTTCGTCTAGCGAGAGTGGCACACCCACCTCCTGTTCTAATAGATGTCGCTGAGTGTTACGGTGTATTGCTTAGATTTATCGTATGGAGTGTGGAACATATTGATGCTGCTATGAGTGCGTGCAAATGTTCTTGCGTTAGCGACTCTATCTCTGCATCCAAGTTCTGCAAACCAGAAAGCCATCACAGTATCTGTCTTTTGCGCTTTAGGCGCATCTGGATACCAGGTGATAAGTTGTTCAATTAAAGTCTTGATACCTTCTGAGGCATGAGTTGATGGGAACTCAATGAGAGCATTGCCATCTTCCCAACCATGGAATAGTGTCGTCAGGGATGCAACTCCGAAGTTGGTGTCCCATTTGTTTTGACCCGTATGATGTTCTCGTAAAGTTGCACCCCGTGACGAGAGGTATTCCCGCACCTCACGGTCCTGAGTTAACATCGTTTGGAAAGCATTTTTCTCAATACGCCACTCAGAAATTTTGTAGATGTCAGTCCAATCTTTAATCAGTTCTCTGATTTCATCTGGCTTCATGCCAGCCTTGTTGGATACATCTAGTAGATAACGCTTCTGTGTAGAAATGTCTATGGCTAAACAAACGGCTGCTGTGTAACCAGAGCCAGCAGGGTCAAGCCCTGCAATCACAATAAGTCCATCCATGCCGTTATGTCTTACGCCAGCCTTGCCTTTAGGTATTCGCCCAAAGTTTCTAGCGCCGTTGATAACGCCTTTAATGGCATCGGAAGGAAATGCTGAATCTTCATGTACCTGCTGTTGCTGGTAGACCATTGCCCATAGGTTTGGAGATAGACGGCTTCGTTTTTTAAGAAGTGCGTGTCCATCCCATTTGCGGTATAGCCCGTCTTTGTCGGGTACACCTTTACCTGATACAGGTGGCATGTTGGTCTTAGCCCAGAGGGTTACCCACTTGTCGGGGTCCTCATCAAATTCTAAAACGGCAGGTTGAGCAAAGTAAGTCCAAGGGGAAGTTTCATCTGGGTATCGCATAGGGTCGCGCAACTCGGAGTACAAGTCCTTTGGTCGCAAGCGGGTTCCTATGAGAAGCAGTTTGCCCCCATCCTCATCAATACGGGACATGACTTCAGACTGAATCCAGTCAATCTGCTTTTCGTACTCATGGGCGTTGGTGTTATCCACGCAGTCATCCATGATGATTAAGTCAGCACGAGCGCCGTAGATATGACCACGGATACCTATAGCCTGAACTGTAGGGTCCTTTTCGCCTGAGTCACGAGCCTCTGAGGAGAGGTAAATTAAGTCCTGCTTCCACGAATCAGAATTCTTTTCAAAACCACCTGGTGGTCCAAAAGTTAGTTGTAGGTCCTGATACTTAGGATGCGTTAGTCTGTTCTTGATGGAGAGCAGGAACTTTTGCGCCATAGCCTGTGTCTTAGACACAATCATGATTCTGATATTAGGGTTCTGGCAAATCCGATAGACAGCATAGTTGACCGTAATGGTCGTAGACTTTGCGTGTTCTGGTGGGGTATTGACAATCAATAAGTCGGGTGCGCCTACCTCATAGGAGATGGCAGGGTGTACATCGGAGGGTTCTCTACCCTCTAATAAATCTATCCAATGGCGTTGGTGTGTAAACACCTGAGTGCCTAGGTATTTCTCTGAGAATTCGGGGAAGGGTGGTACTTCCCCTCTGCTTGAGCCTATCTCGCCTCTAGCGGTCATGGACCGCACTTTGTCCACAGCAGTGGCAAACTCAGTATCTACCTTTCGGTAGTACTCATAAGTCTTGACACTTCTGCCTACGGCATCCATAGCCCTTTGTACAGAGTAGCCCTGCATTAAAAAATCTATAACTTGCTTTTTGATAGCATCACTTTTGTGTGATTGCGCTGTAACTCTTTTTCTTTCCATAGCATCTCCCAAGACGGGGTATTTGGAGTCTTGGGGCTAAACTCCTAACCGAAGGCGTAGTCCAAACGAAGCCGAAGGTTAGGGCTTCTACTAGGGCGACCCATAGGGTCGCAGTTAAGTGTTCGGAGGCTCCGATAATTTCGCCTCCTCACTAATACTATAGGTGTCCAAAAGGTCCTCATCGGACACTTTTGGGCGTGTGATTTACGCCACATATATAGTAAATCAGCAAAAGTGCAGGTCGGAGCCACATTTATGGGGGGCGAGGACTAGCAAAGTTATGTATATAGAGATATACACAGGCACGCTCCGCGATTTTAAAAACCCTGGGGTGCGATTTTTCATCGCACTGCTTCGTGTTGCACACTGTTTAAACGCTCACTGCTAGGCATGCATGCGCTCACTCACTGCAATGCAGGGCTGGCATGCGGGGAGGCGCTTACTCTCACATCTAATCGCGCCCCCCCTGCATACATCGCAAGCAAGCAATGCAAGATAGTTGAACTTTCAACAATTAAACCCGCAACGGCTAAGCAGTAGCCCGTAAGTTACTCATCGGTAACATGCGAAAAAGCAAATAAAACACGAGAAAATCTCACATGCGAAATATCATAGGTGTGAGAAAAGCAGTATAAAACAATGGTTTTCTCATGGTTACTCAGCAGTAACTTATGCAACCTCGCTCAATCATGCTCAAGGGCTGAGGCTGACTCTATGCAATGGTCAATCGTTTAAACCCTCAAAAGTGAGTATTTTACGCTGGTTTTAGGGCATGCTTGTGTTTAAATCCTGTTCATGCTTCAATTCTCCTATCGGCACACCCGCCGACCTAGACGAAAGGAAGCAACTCACAATGAATCGTGAGCAATGGTTGAAAACACTGGCTGATACAGCAGTGCCTCAAATCTCCTCAAGCCTTGAACTGGCTACGGAGGAGTTAAGCCTCAAACTCTCTTGCGGTTTCCCTGCTCAAAAGGGCAAGCGCAACAAGGTTTCAGCCTCTCTTGTACCTCCAACAGCATCGGAGGAATTTAACGCTGAAATTTTCGTGACTCCCGAACTATCGGAGAAGCGCAAAGTGGCTCAAGCCGTTTTACCTCTCCTCGTTGCCGTTGTGACTGGCGATTACCAGCAACGCCGTATCTACCGCGATGCTGTACGCCGTTTAAACCTCAACGGCTCCGAATTGCCAGCATGGGCAAAGTCAATCGCCGATGCGATGCCTGCCTATCCTCACGCCTCAATCACGCTTGAGGAGCAGGCTAAGCAATCCACCCGTTTAATCAAGGTTATCTGCCCGAATCTTGAGCATGATGCCTATATCGCCCGCATGAGCCGTAAAACTCTTGAATTTGGCAGTCCAATCTGCCCATGCGGTCAGACCATGAGAGCGGTGAATTACTAATCATGGAAACTTTCGGAATTGAACTAGAGGTTTCCAACCTCTCAATCGCAGGCGCTCAACACGCAATCAACCGCGCTGGTTTAAACTGGCAGGTTAAATTTGACGGTACCCGTCATGTATCCGCCGAAGCGGTCAGCCCAATCCTTGACCGTGACCGTTTAAACGAGGCTAAGAAGGCAACCCGCGCCCTGCTTGCCAGTGGCGCAACCGTCAACAAGCAAACGGGTCTGCATGTACACCTCGGAGCCGATGAGTACGGCGTAGAAGGTATTGCCCGCCTCGTGTGGAATTGGAATCTCGCTCACGCCACAATCGGAGCGCTTGTTGCCAAATCCCGTTTAAACAATCACTTCTGCCAAGCCGTGACACTCTCACGCCTTGAGTCATGGGTTGAGCATGTACGCAATGGCTCAATCCGTAACCTTGAGGGCGGGCGCTACTGGTCGCTCAATCTCAACGCATACAGCGCACACCGCACGGTTGAATTCCGCCTACATCACGGCACGCTTAACGGCTCCAAGGTCAAGGCATGGGCGGAATTCGTAAGCGCCATGGCTAACTATTCCACGGCTGGCAATCTGCTCAGCACGAATGACGGTTGGTACAACCCTATTGACCGTTTAAACAAGGTCGGCGAATTGTTGGACACGCTGGCACACGCTGGCAATCTCTCAGGCGATACCGCCGAATTCCTCAAGGGTAGAGCGGAGGAATTGAGCGCCCGCTAAGCGGGTAGCCCGCCCCTAGTGGGCATGCGTGAGTGCAATCCTCACGGCGGGCGCTAGTGATACCAAATCGGTGTCACTGTTTAAACTGACGAAAGGAAATAAGCATGTGGAAACGAAACGAACATGATATGACTTGCCTTGTATGCGGAGCCGTTTACAGTTACGCATCAGAGTGGGACATGGCGAATGTAGATTGGCACGAGCATGACAAGGAAGGTGTTTAAACATGTACCCAAACGCATTACCTTGGTGGCTTCAATGGATAGACGGAAGCGTGATTTTGTTGGTTGCGCTTGTGATTTATTTCCTGTACAAAGCACGCAACAGTGGAGGTAACTAATCATGTACAGCAAAGATAACACCTGTTTAAACTGCGGGGAAAGTTTATGGTACCCGCATCAACCAACATGTGTATGGTCAGACGATGACCGTTTAAACACCGTCACTTGTGGCGACTGCTTGCGCTCCGATTGCGCTGGCTGTGAAGTGTGATATACTTAACCCGTAAACCTACAACAGACTGGAGATATAACTTATGTGTGGAATCGCAGGCTATTGCCTAGACCCCAAGCACGCTAAGCGTGTTAGTACCGCAGACCTAGCAGGACAGATGCTCCTTGACATTGAGCATCGTGGCTATCATGCAACGGGAGTTGCATACATCAACCGTTTAAACGGTAACCGTGTTATCCGCAAGGCTCCTACTTGCGCCACTGATTTCATCAAACGCAGTGGCAAACACCTATGTGACGGAGCGCAAACCGCAATCCTTCACACCCGTTGGGCTACGCAAGGCGACCCAAAGAACAACGACAACAACCACCCAATCCCACGCGGGCGTATCGTGTTGACTCACAACGGACACATCAGCAACGACACCGAACTGTTTAAACAACTAAACATTCAGCGCCGTGGTCAAGTTGACAGCGAGGCAGTGACCGCACTGCTTGCCTTCAGTAAAGCCAAGCCGTGGCAAGTACTGCCACAGATGCGAGGTACAGCCGCGCTTGCATGGATTGAGCAAGACAACGCCAACACCCTGCACCTAGCGCGTGTCAATTCCTCACCGTTATGGATTGGACAAACCAACACGGGTTCACTGGTCTACGGTTCAACCGAGGAAACCATTGAGAACGCATGCGTAATGCTTGACTCCGAACTAGATTGGAAATACTCAGCAGATGAGGGTGAGTACTTCAAGGTGCGTGACGGTGCAATCATTGAGTACGAAACCTTCAAGCCCACACGCTACGCAGGTAACTGGAATTACCGCGATAGTCAGTGGGATAAATACTGGGACAAGCAAGATGAGTTAGCCTTCTGATTTACCAGAAGAATACAAACCCCCTGTTTAAACGCAGGGGGTTTTTCTTTTGCCAGACGATGTGCGCACAATGTATACACAA